TATAAGTTGTCACTAACTGCTGAATTCTTATTAGCACGCATATTAAACCGCCCGAGAGCCTTTCCCAAAATGGGGACCGTGAGGTGCTTGCAATCGTTGTGCGGAATAAAAAACCTGCTAAGGAATGTGGCAGTCCAAAGGTTGTTGTGTCGTACGACCTTGGCTTCCATCAAAGCCTCGCTTGCAATGGAAGTGTAGATTTTCTGGCAATACGGCACAACGCCTCTGATTCTGGCGAGCATGTCGTCTCCTAAAAGTATAGCTGAGCAAGAAGATGGTTTCGTCCTGACCAAAAAACTGTACAATATACATGCATTCCAAAAGGTGTTTCTGAACGTAGTGTCAGTCGCACCAGTGGGAAGTTGAAACTTGAGATTAGCCTTGATACCATGCTTCGCGTTGCGGACCGAAAAGCTGTTAGACTTCATATGAAGACGAACAAACCATTCGGGACAACCCAAAACACGCATTAGAGCCAACTCAAGAAGTTGCACGTCACTGCACTGAAATTTGTCATTACTAGAAAAATCAGCTTCGAGCCAAAACTCGTTACCTACACCCGTGTGATCAATATAATCGACATATTGCGTTGGAATTTTCCTGTAGGCACAATGAAATTGATATGGGCCTCTCATGTTCTCAAAGCAGTGATCTAAACGTCTCATGAGCTCATTAAAAATGGGCCCAGAAATTGCATTGTAGACGTCAGACCCTTTGAAAATAACACGAGGGGCCCAATTAGGCTTGTGCGCTACCAAGAGAGCCTCAACCTTAACGAATATTTCTTTACCGGTATAATCGTTAAGATTGGAATTAATTAAGCTCTCCAGGGCTTTGTCCATCCTGTTACGTTTCTCAGTTCCGAATTTTTGTAACCAGGATTGATAAAGACTATCTGTCCATTCAAATTGAACCATAGGTTTAGGACATATCAGGTCGACCAATTCCATAGATGCTTTCACTATTGCAGGATCAGCCCTGCCAGCATTAAAATAATTGCACCGTTTCCGAAAAGCAGCTACTGCAGAATATCACCAGATCGCAAACCCACTTATCAAGCCTATAACTGGAGTCAACATGAGGCTGCCCAAAGCTGTTCAAACTAGCTTTGAGTTAGCCAAACAATGTGGACCGCTTCTGCGGCACATGCATCCAGTTGTGCCTGATAATGGCTGGCATAACACTGTTGCTGCTTTTAGGAAAC